CATCAAGATTCCCTTCATCCGTCTCAACTTTGCTGAATTTGATGTTTCACCATCTTCGTCCAACAAGGCATCAACTTGTGAAAGGAATCCCAATGCTTGAATCCTGGTAAACGGACTTTGAAAACGAGCAATCAGTTGTCTCTCACAACTAACACGTTCGTATTCTCCCATTTGGGCCAACAAGTTCTCTCTAGCTCGAATCTTCATCTCATCAATGTACCGAGTTCCCTGTCTCACATTCTGTACATACGCATCCAGCAAGATAGAACACAAATCCTCATACGATATCCATTCAGATATCGGATCATGATTCATGTTATTTTCCAACTGAAATAGGTATATATCAGTATGCAACAATTTCTCAGTTCCAAAAACTCGACGAATCTTCTCCTTGTCAAGAATAGCTGATGGAATTCTTCCAGTTCCATATTTATGGCTCATCTTCACAAATTCTGGTTTGGCTTTCACCCTCACCACGAAATCACGCCTCCGAAGCACTGCTTCAGGATTGTTCATCTCTCGTAGATCAGGATCAGCCAAATTCGAGGTTATAAAAACAAGCTCAGACCGAAATCGGGCACTTTTCTTTTCCTCCAACTCGGCTACATGAAGAGGGAAGGGCATAATGTTTGAACATTGGATAATCTCACCAACTTGGCTGCATTTGTCATTACCAGGAATCTTTGCAGAAAAGTCGTCATAAATGACCACCTTGTGATTAGGATTATATCCATCCCAGAAGTCAGTCTCCACATTCCGACAAAATATATGTTTAAATACTTTGTCGGGATCTGTACACTGACCACTTTTTGTCAATAAATCCACACACAAGAAATTCACCAATGTCGACTTTCCAACACTAGTCTCCCCATATAGCCAAATAACCAGAGGAGGAACTCGAGGACTATCCAAAAATTCAGATTGAGCTCTATATGCATCCATTTTCTCCGCCTTCATGAAAACTTCCAGGAAAGTATTCCACAAAGTCGGAGGCAATTTCAACATAGATAAATCTCTTTTGAATTTCCGTCCTTTTTCAAGAAGCTCTTGGCATTGGGCCCTTTTATCCTCTTCTAACACATGTCCAGTTGATTTAAACTCATCATGCAATTCATAGACCTGTGTTATCCAAGGACTCAAAGTTTCATCAACATTCAAGAGTTCTTTCATTCCAGATGTCACACCAGTAATTTTCTCCTCAAACCAGTCATACGCACATTTAAATGCTTTCACACACACTTTGATAGCTCCATCACATCCAGTCACTGCACGTGCAGCATTACCAAAGTCCCCAAATGATTTCATGAAACTCTTGGAATCATTCTGACTTGGCAACACTTTGAAATACAGCATGGACATAATGCAGAAGATTAGTGACACAATTGGAGAATAGTCTCCTGTCATTTGAGCCACAACTTGAGGGTTCTGTGATCGTAATAGCGAACCTCGCACTCCTAGTACTCTCTG